AGATTTTGACATAATATTTGTTTCCCAATAAATATGTCAATTTTTAAAATTTGTGGGGAGGGCTGGAATCGAACCAGCGTTTTTCAAATTTACAGTTTGTGTGAAGTGTGTTTGAGTTTGCAGAAAGCATTCTTCTTTAACAGAATGCACAAGACCAACATTTCAACCTCCCCAAAATAGAGGACTTTCACCTCTTGGACATGGTTTGTTTCGCCTAAGTCGCCACGTCAACAGACCCAGAGCGAGTGAAGGGATTCGAACCCTCGACAACCTAATTGGTAATCAGGTGCTCTACCAACTGAGCTACACTCGCATTTATGCCTCTCTCTGCATCCGTCACACCCCATTTGTATTCTGTTAATCTCCTAAGACCGTTTGCTACGCTTGACATTAAGCCTCAGCCCTTAAAAGGATTTTCCTAACGGTAAATCGGTGTCAAAAACCAGTATATCATTTCAAGTTGATTTTACCAACTATCTTGAAACCTTGTGGTTTCCATTTTTCTTTTTCTTTGTCGCTTATAGTGTTGCCATTTCTACCAACATGAAACTTGTAACATGTTTTGCATTTGTAAGCAACAACTTTAAACTTTCTATCTGGCAAAGCATTAACGCTTTTTGCATGTTTGATAGCTGATTCTAAATCATTAAATTGTCTTTTAGGTTTATCAACCAATTGACCATTTATTCTATCTACTGTTTGAGTTGTACAATCCATATCTTTATAATTTATTTCGCAAAGATATGAAGTTTTTTTAATTTACCAAATCATTGTAAGTTTTTTTTTCAGAAACTGATGCAAATTGATTAATCATAAGACGATGAGCTTCCCATGCTTCTGCTATTGCTACTTTAGCATCATCTAAATCTCTAGCCCACGTAACTACTTCGATTTCTGGTATGGTTATTTTAATAAAACCATCAAAACTTTTCCTAAATTCCATCATTTTAAATTATTAGAGCACATAGACGGAACTGACCCGACAACTGAGGGTTACAAATCCCCTATTTTTCCTGTTAAACTATACGTGCATATTTTTGTGGGGCACACAGGATTCGAACCTGCTCAGCCGAAGCACCAGTTTTACAGACTGGCCCAACTCTCCTACGTTGGCGGTACCCCAGATAGAACAGAGAGATATTGTTTCAAATTAAAAGTTTGTTTTTGTTAATTGCTGAAATCTCTCTTTATCTTGTTGGGATACAAGGATTCGAACCTTGACGGACTGGCTCAAAACCAGTAATGCTACCGTTACATCATATCCCAAAATTTCTAATTCTATGCAAACACTTTTCCGTGTGGGTCCCTATGAATTAGTAACAGTCCTTTCTCGTGCAGATAGTGAGATTCGAACTCACGAAGTCCTGATTGGAAGTCAGGTGCAATTGGCCACTATGCGACATCTGCAATTTTCTAATTCTACGCTTCGAGTTCTTCACGGTCTTCTATGAATTAGTAACAGTCTCTTCTCAGTCTAAGTAGCAGGGCTCGAACCTGCGGTCTCATGGTCCCAAACCATGCGGAATACCAACTTTCCCACACCTAGATTAATGTGTTCATTATTTATGAGTGTTCATTGTCAATGAACATGTAATTATATTGAACACTTGTGCATCCACTGGGGCTCGAACCCAGACAGCCCATATTAAAAGTATGGTGCCTTATTCCATTTTGGCTATAGATGCAATTTTATTTGTCTTGTAGCCCCAACGGGAATCGAACCCATTTTCCTCGGTTAAAAGCCGAGTACATCGCCAGCAATGTTTTGAAGCCATAGTTATTACTATCCCTTCAACGCATTGAAGGCGGTTAGTGTTTACTCTTTATGTTCTTTATCTTTTTCATAATTTTTATTTTCTTGTCGGGTTTAAAGGATTCGAACCTTTATCGAGCAGCCGCATGCCGCCCAGTTTGCCAATTAACGTATTACCCGAATTGTTATTATTTTATTCTATTTTGTCGAGTGAGTGGGATTCGAACCCACGTGCTCTAGCGTCCAAGGCCAGCGAGATAGACCTGACTCCTCTACCACTCGTTTGTTAATTTTGTTGCATAAAAAAACCCAGTTTAGATTTCTCTAACTGGGTTAATAAATAATACTTGCGTATTGTTTTACTTTATCATGTTTGACTTCATGACATACCCAGTTGTGCCTTTAGGCGTTCCGCCTTGAGGTTGATACTGTTTCGTTTGATATGTTTTTGTTGTCATCATTGTTTCTAATTTTGTGGGTTTTACCCTGTTTGTTTAATAAATATATGCAAATGTACGAAAGTTTTTTAATTAATCAAGTTTTTTTATTACTTTTTTTCAAAAAAATTACATTTATTTTTTAAAGTATTGATAATGTGATAGTTACTTGTTTAATTTTTTAGCAATTCTTTTTTCTTTGGCAATAGCTTTTTTGATTTTATCTCTTAATTCTGCAGCTAATTCATAATTTTCACTTTCAACAGCTATTTGTAATTGTTCTTGTAAAGGAATTTCTTCTTTCTTTTTAATTGGTCCAAGTGGTTCATCACTAACAAGTGTTTTAATAATAACACCTAGTGGTTTGTACCACATACGTTTTTCAAAATACATTTCACCATCAGTTGAATACTCGATGTCATCTGGTTCACCTAATTTGTCATCCAATTCATCATCAAGTTTATCCAATTCGGCACCAGTATAAGTACCATCAGGATTGATATTCTTGAAACTATCAATCATATCAATTATTCTTTTGGCTTCAGAATTTAAAAAATCTTGATTTTCATCATCTTTACCTAAGAATTTGTTAAAAAGGTCATCAAAGTTTTCCATTTTTTTGTTTTAATTTACGTTTTATGTGATTACGTGTTCTAATTGAATGATATCTAAATGCATATACTGGATTTATGTTATATAAGTACATAAACAAAGCAAAGAATAATCCAGCTAACGTATACATTATACTCATTGTCATCCAATAATCTTTGGTTATAGAATTAATCCAAAACACTACCAAGTCATAACCAAATGGGTTTAAGAACAACGCTATCGTTATTAAAGTATTACCTAAATCTTTTTTGTTTAATTTAAATAAAATAAAAGATAATATAAACGATAGGAACGCACATCCATAAAGTACGAACATTGTATGCCAGTAGTTTTTCGTTAATTCTGTCAGTTTGTAAACCAGTATATCGAAACCTAGGGGGTTCAGGAATGTCGCTGTCATTAGGCAAACTGTTCCTAAGACTTTCCTGTTTATCGCTTTTACTATCACCTTCCATATGTTTGTATTTAGTTTTCATTATATAATTAAGTAATCACATAAATCTTATTTTCTAGAATAACCGCTAAAAATCAATCTAGCGGTTATTGGGTTTTACTTTACAGTATCTTTCACCACTGCAGTAGTGTCAACACTTGTCGTATCAGCTTTAACTGAATCTGTAGCTACTGCTGTAGAATCGGTTGTTGTTGCTGTAGCTGTAGCATCATTTTTACATGATACGAATGCTAACGTTACAACCAAAGCCAAAGCTAAAATTACTTTTTTCATTGTTTTTGTTTTTATTAATAAATATGTTATTTTTTGGTTTTATCGGGCCCACCGTGTTTTAAATATTTTATGAACGCAAATATACGTCTGTTTTATATGAAAGTCAACTAAATTATGACTTAAGTAACAATTCTTTTATATCAGAAACAAGTTGTCTGTGACCCTCACCGTAAGGTTGCCATGCTAATCCCATTGCTTTAAGGTCATAGTGTTTCAAGATTGTTGAATAATTTGTTTCTCCTTCTGGAAATCCGATTACATAAATACTATCAGCCAACTCAGCAGCCAAACGGATATCGTGAGTAGAGAATATAATAGTATTCAATTCATCAGCAGCAGTAATTTTATTGAATGATTGCTTAACCTTTTCAATGTTTCCAACATCTAACCCAGAAAATGGTTCATCTAGAATCATAAAGTGTTTAGATGTAAGCATTTGCTCAATGATTGCCGTTCTTTGTCTTTGTCCACCAGATAACTCACATGAGTATTTATCTTTATGTTCCAACAATCCCCAATCCGTTAGATACTCATTAATAATAGCATCTTTTTCGGGCTTGGTAGCTGTTGATTTTCTCAAAGCATATTCACATATCTGCGTAATGGTTTTGTGTCTAAAAAGCGTGTATTTTTGGTCTACAAACCCCATATCACCCTCACCCAATGGCTTGGCATCATCATCAGCTTCTGTTGTCAAGTCCGTGATAAGGACTTGACCTTGTGTTGGTTTAAGCAAACCTGTTAGTCCTTTGAAAAGGGTTGATTTACCTCTACCAGAACGACCAATAAACGCAATTACCTGACCAGTTGCATCGTGACCATCTCTAACAATATCTTTGATGTCAAAATTAACATTTTTAAGTATTGTTTTTCCATCGTAACCTAAACTTACATCATTGATGTACAATAGGGTTTTTGTTTCTTTATAACTCATGGTTTCTTTTTTCTAATTTAATGATTTTTTCTTTCAAAACTTTGTTTTCATCCCTTTCTGCATGAAAAGCTAAACAATACATAACCGCAGACATTATAGCACAAACCAACAGAAAAATTAATTTATTTTCTTTCATAATCTTAATAATTTGAATATCTAAACGCTAATTTGCGTAGTTTGGTTAATAAAAAGTCCAAGGCAACACCTACCAAGATGATTACAGCTTGAACTGCGATAACTCTACCATTGGAACCTAAACGGTCACCATTCTTGATAAGAACTCCCAGACCACCTGCAGCGATAAGAATACTCTCAACGGTTACAAGCATAACCCATACGATTGCTAAGTTTTGTCTAACCAATTCGATTACATAATCTATTCGACCTTTGATAACAACTTCCCAAAGCATTTCCCATCTATTACACCCAAGTGTTTTAGCATGGTCAAATTCTTCTTGTGGAATGTCTTTAATCATTTGAATAAGACTTGTAATAAGGAATGTTGACATGAAGATAACAAGTACCCATACTTGTATTGCTCTTGCATCTGACATCATAATCGTAACATAGAAAGCAATTCCAGTTGGTGGTAAGTATCTTAATTTTGATAAGAACGTTCCTAGCGACTTAGAGAAAGCAATTGTTGTTAAGTAAGCGAAAATCATCGAGATAATCACTGAATAAAATATGGCTTGGAAACACAATGATAGTGAACTACCTAAATGTGTAATAAGACCTTCTTGCCATACATCACCCAAACCTTTAAATACTTGTGCAGGTGTTGGGAATAAATGTGTTGTTCCAATTGAACCTGACACAAACCAAATTGATACTAATAAGGCTAACCATATCAATACAATTATATTTTTTGTTAAACCATTAAGGTTTCTAAACGGTGTGAATATTTTTTTAAACATCTTTTAAGTTTTAATTTATAAAAAAACCGTGACTATTTGCCACGGTTTTTTTTATTATTGTATGGCTATTATTTTAGCAAAGTGATTTCAACTCTACGGTTTTTAGCTTTACCACTTGCAGTTGAGTTATCAGCTACTGGGTTAGCATCACCTTTACCATCTACCAATTGGAAACGGTCTCCAGAAATACCTCTACCTTTCAAGTAAGCAACTACTGATTGAGCACGACCATTAGATAATGTTATATTGCTAGCAGGGTTACCTACATTATCTGTAAATCCAACAACTTTCAATTTAGTTTCTTCTGCTTGAGTTAACAAGTTATAGATTGTTTCTAAGTCTCTTGTTGAACCAGAGATAGTTGCACTACCAGTTTCAAAGTTGATGTTCCATTGTCCGTTAGCCAAAACTTGTGTTTTAGTATCAGCATACGTAATCTTTTCTACAGTACCTTTATCATTAACATTTGCTGATGTTAAGAAATATAAGTTAACAGCATCTTCGTAAGCTACAACGCCATCTGGATTAGATTCATTGAAACCACATGGGTTTAAGTCTGTCAAATAAGTAGATACTTGTTCGTAAACAGCTTTGTAACGATTTTTACCATCTGAAATACCGTAGTATTGCATTGCATCAGCATAATTGAATACACGTGAACCACCGATGTTATATTCTAATCCACCATTTTTAGCAACTTGCTCTGGAGTAGCTTTTTGTCCTTTGAACAAATCGTACCAGTATTTAGGTGTTTCAAAGTTGTATGTTTTTGCAACAGCTTCTGATGCTCTTACAGCCCACTCATCGTATTGTTTCATTTGATTAGCCGCAACATAAGTTTGTTTTAAGATTGCAATAACCTCTTTATCATGTTGTAAGGCCCATTCTTTAACGCCTACTAGAGTTGTTGCCATTTGGTTAACGAAATCTTTTGTAGTAACTACATCAGTAAACCCAGTTAACGCATCGAATGCCATTTTATCACCTGGTGTCCATGTTGTTGCACCATCAATTTTATGGTTGATTGTTTTACCAGTTAATTTACCATTTACAACTTCTTTTAACGGAACAGTATATCCAGTTTTTTGAGATTTAATCAATTCTTTTACAGAGTTGATGTAGTCATCGTCTTGTGATGGTACGAAGTTAATCGCATTTGCATCCCATGTTGTTGGGTCTGGATTAATGTTGATTTTATTAGCAGCCGCATAGTTACATGCAACAACCCAGTCACCATCACCAATTACTGAAGATATAACACAACCTTTCATTGATTGAGGATTATCTCTCCAAATTCTTGGTCCGATAAGTTTATCCTCACCATATGATAAACCATATGCTCCTAATACTTGTACGTGGTACTTGTCTTTACCAAATTTCTCATCTAGAGATTTCTGTGTAGTTGTAATATAGAATGGCACACCATCACCCATGATACTTACAGCGAAAGCTGATTTATCAGATTTAGGATAAGCTACACCTTTATCAAATTCTTCAACAAATTTGATTTGCATATCACGTAAACCACCTACCATGTCTTGTCTTACGATTTCCAAGTTTACACCTGCAGCTTCCATAAGAGAACCTTCTGTAGTACGAGGACCACCGTTAGCTACAATCATTCCAGAGTTACCATTCCACGCATACTCTGCGATACGGATAAGTCCTTTAGAAGCGACTGCTGAAGATACTGTTTCCGATGGTAACGGCAATTTAGCACCTTTGGTTACGTTATTAAGGTCGTCACCATCAATTGTAAGTCCAGTTAATTGTTTTGAAACTGCAACTCTAAGTCCAGGTGCGAAAAAATACACACCAGTTAATAATACTGCAACACCTAGTGCTACGATAACACCTTCTGCTAAGGTTGTTAATTTTTGTTGTTTAAGGATTCTTCCCATTTTTTTAATAAATTTAAATTAATTAATATTGTTTAACGGTACAAAGATAACAATCTTTTTTAATGTACCAAACATTTTTACTTTTTTTTACGTTTTTTTTTTAACTTCCACATCCACCACAACCACCACATCCACCACAACCTGATGAACCACACCCTGATGAACCACAACCTGATGTTCCGCATCCGAAAAATGAAGATACTATACCACATCCGCTATCAGAAGAAGAAGAACTAGACGAAGAATTTGATGAACGGCTACTTCTTGAATTTCTTGTCATATATCGGTATATACCTCTAATTAAAAATATACCACAAATAACACCAAAAACAATCCATAAAATTGTTGATAATTCAAGCTTACCATCTGATGGTTTTGCTGATAAAAACAAAACAGCACCAAACAACGTAAACAAGATTGTCGCAAGACTTAATGTGTATTTTTTAACCTTTTCTTTGTTTAAGACATAGTTATCATGCATGCTTACACGTTTAAAGTTAACCTTACCAAATCTAACATCATGATTAGGCCAAATATCCTTAGGTGCATCACCACCAAATTCATTTCGATAAAAATCTAGAGTTTGCGAATATTGGTTGTCATATCTATTTTTTTCTGTCACCCCACCTTTGGTTGGACCATGATGTAATCTGAAACCACCAAGAGTATTTTCACACATTTCTACCCAATATGAGTAAGAATATACCAAGTGCAAATGCCATGCTTGGTCAACTTCATCCGATGGTGTTAATGATTTTCCAGATACGACTGACATATAGATGAATTTCTTGTATTCATCAACCACTCGTTTTGAAAACTCAATCGACCACCCATTCTCTCTGGCAAGTCTGTCAGTAAATGAGAATGACGCTTCTGGGTTATCTAAACTAAAGTTAGATAATTTTTCCCACAGTTTTAAATTTGTTTTTACCATTTTTACATTTTTTTTTCGCCACTCTAGAAACTACCCTCATCGGTCTAAAACTATCATGACTACCTTCTTACTCGTTTAGGCTCGGCAATCCCACAATTATATTTGTCCACCCCTTTACAACCAGATAATGAGTCAATGGTTGCTACTCGAACAGTTTTTTTATTAATTCTTAGAACATGTCACCAAAACCACCTGATTTTGATTTATCTTCTGTTGTTAATTTATAATCAACGTTGTTGTATTTTTTAACATCTAAAACGTTACCATCACCTGCTTGGATTTTATCAGCGATAGCATCTAAGTTAGCAAACAACTCATCAGAGTTCAAATCATAGTTTTGTGTCAAGCTTTCGATATCTTTAAAGTTACCAGAACTAATAGCGATATCAGCAGAGATTGTTGAAGTAATAACTTCCAAAGCATAATCACGTTCCCAATCGCTAGAGAATCCCATTGCTGATTTAGCAGCGGTAGTAGCAGCGTTTAACTTTTGACCAGTTTCGTAGTCTTTCTTTAACATTTCAACCGTAGCATCAAAATCTGAAATCTTGATATCCATACCAGTTTCAACCATAACCAATTTTTGATTGATTTTTTTCAATACGTTGAAACGAGTTCCGTACTTTACAGTGAAATCTTTTGATTGCATCGCTTTGTTAGCAACCTGCATAGATGTAGCAAGCGTTTTTTGCATTTCAGCAGCCAAGTCAACATATGCATCTTCACTTTTAGCATCAACACCCATCTTAGCAACCATTGCTTCCATGTCAGCTTTGATTTTTTCAGCTTTACCTCTTAGACGTAATGTTTCTTTATCACCTTTTTCAGCTTCTTCTTTTGCTCTAAGAGATTCATTTTGCATATCTTGTTGAAGAGATTTCAAATTACCCTTGGCAATACGGAATGTAGCTTGATTAGCAATCATTTTCTGTCTAGTTATTTCCAACTGACCAAATGGGTCAAATCTAATAACTGATTTGTGTAAGAACCTTGTAAAAGCACGAATACCTTTAAGGATTACTGGAGCCATGATTACCAACGCTACAACTGCGATTGCAGTAGCGGCCATTGCTAAGAATTGACCTAACGCAACCATTACTGGTGGTAATACGTATACCCATAATGCATATCCGATTGCTCCAAATACACCTAACTTCAAGAACCAATATAGATTCTTTTCACCTTTTCTAAAGTTATCAACCTTAGTAACAATTTGGCTCTCACTATAATTCTTCATCATAGGTAGATTCATTAAATTTGCATTTAATGTTGGAGCCGATTTAAATTGAGTTTCTGTTCCCATTTTATTATTATTTAACATTATTATTAATTCCTTGCTTAACTGTTTGAATAGAACCTACGATTCTATCCTTAGCTGTAGAGTTAGCAGCAAGTTTGCTATCAATTTCGCTAAGTTGTGGATTATATTTGCTATCAATAGCTGATAGTTTTCTACTACGGTCTTCAATTTGTGTTTGCAACGCTTCCAATTGATGTCTCATATCATTTAACTCATTGGTTAATGATTGATTCTCATTAACCTTAAGCGATTCAACTTCTTGTCTTTTGGCTTGTCCTTTAAGAACGTAATCTTCATAAACTTTTTGAATTTCACCTAAATAGAAATCAGCTTGTTGTGTTAAGCTAGTTTTAGAAATTGATTTGTCCATAGCTGATGCCATTTGAAATGCCATTGCATAAACAGCAGGATTGTCAATACCACCACTAGCCACTGATTGATAAAACTCATAGAAATCAAAACCTGGCTGATTCAATGAATCAAAACCTTTTTGATAAACCTCTAAAGCTTTATTCAAATACTCAGATGGTGGAGCACTAGCAAAAACTGGTGTCGTTGGTTGAGGTATGAATGTTGGAGTTGTAGTTTCCGCAGTTGGAAAACTATACGTAGAAGCAGCTGGTACTTCTGTTGTTGCTGCAGTCGGAAACTTCGTAGTAGAAGCCGAAGGTTTTGCAGTTTCTGTAGGTTTATTTGTTGATGGTTCATCACTAACAATAAACAAGTCTTTAAATCCCATTTGATTAAATTTTAAATTGTTATTTTTATTGAGTGCAAATATATAATCTATATTTCATTCCACAAAATAAAAATAACAAAATTTTTAAAGTTTTTTTTTAAAACATTGTAAAACAATACATTATGTATTGAATTTGTTGATAAGACAGGCTTCGAACCTGCACTAAGTATCCAACAGTTTGTCCTTTCATTAAGGATGAGGTTTAGGATAGTCCCTTCGTTTAACTCACCATTGCGTCTACCAATTTCGCCACTTATCACATGGACCTAAGTCCGTTATTGATTTTTACATCGTTAACACCACGTTTATTCGTGGATTTTGGGGCGACTAGTTGAACGATTCAAATAGATGCTTCCACCACCTTATTTTCTATAGAACAAGGAAACTTTATTTTAGAACAGAGGCTCAAGGGAATAGATACACCTAGGCACTAGAAACCGTTCACCCATTAAATGGGTTACCTGAGCTTGTTCTGTATGCGATAACAAGATTAACTTTTTTCTTTTTCGTGCTCTAACCAACTGAGCTAACCGCCCAGTAATATCGGACAGTATGGGACTCGAACCCATGACAACGAGCTTAACAGGCTATAGATTTTTTGTTGCTGAAATAATCTTTTTTTATCTTTCTTTTATACTAATTTTGTAAGGATTTCAATCTCCTTTTTTATTCTTTTGATATCAGAATCCGTTAACGGAACCTTAACATCGGTTGTTTTCTTCTGTGTTTTCACACCACTTTTTAGTTGCTTCTCAAGCATTACTAATACTCTAGACTGTCTAGAACGTTTTGCAGCTGTTGCCATTTTATTTAATTTAAAATTAGTGTAAAGACGAGATTCGAACTCGCATCATCCTGCTCCACGCAGGGTCTCTATCCAGTTGAGATACTTTACTATAGCAAGAGGACGTAATTGCGATATTACTTAATCACCTCGGTATTGTCGCAGTCTTACCACCGTAACTTGGCTTGCTATTTTGTCGAGGTGAAAGGATTCGAACCTTAACACCTCGTGTTTTGGTACTATCTTTCCCACGATAGTACCATTGCAGTGTTTTCTTTGGGAGAGGGTCCGAACTACAAACCCAGAAATTCTAGCATTTCCTCAGCTGTCACAATCATTTCACCTTAACATCTTCCATGGCTTGTTAAAGTTCTTTACGTAAGTGTAACCGTCTTACTGTATTTTTATTTTCTACCTTTTAACCAACCTTCATTTAGGTAGATTTCTAGGTCTTCTTTTTTAATTTTTTTATTGTTATTATCTTTTGTTATCCAACACGTTCCGTATTGACTGTTTGTTTTACCAACACCAGTACCTTTTCTTTGTTCAGACATTAATTGTTTTGTTTCTTCTGAATGTTTACTTTCAAATCTAACACCACCATTAAAACCAGTTAAAACACCCATAACATATTTTTTCTTTTGAGCTTCACTTGATATTTTAAACATTTTTTCTTTGAAATCTAAATCATTTTTTAACTTTTCAAGTCTACTATTAACCCCAGCTTTTGAACCTGCTAATTGAAATTTTTGTAAATGTTCTTTATTAACAAATCCACCACCTTCACCACCAACAACTAAATTCATACATAAATCTTCACTTATCAATTCTTTAGTAACTAGTTCTTTTTCTCTTTCTTTTAATAATTCTCTAGTTTCTAAAAACTCTAGAATTTCTTTTGTGTGATTATCTTTACCATGATAATTTATTGAAAACCATAATCTTTTACCGCTCCCAAAATAACCATCGTTAAGATTATCGGTACTATGCATACCAATATAAAATCTGTTTGTCACATTACATGTAATTTTATAAATGTAATGATATTTTCTTTTTTTTGTTCTTGTCATATATATTCTTTTATTATAAATATACACGAAAACGCAAAAAAGTCAAGTGTGGTGCGAGCTGGATTCGAACCAGCGACACCTGCCTCTTCAGGGCAGTGCTCTACCAACTGAGCTATCGCACCTTGTGTTAGTTATGTCTGTAGGACTTCTGACATAATTCCCTATGATTATCTTTTTACAACCCCTCATAGAACTAACGTTTTTATTTATGCAAATATATACATAACATTTCAATTAAACAAGTTTTTATTTAAACTTTTTTTAATTATTTTATAACTTGTTGAGAGAGAGGGTTTCGAACCCTACGCTACCACCCGTCTAGGTGGCCTTCTAACCAATTAAAGTATCTCCCAAAATTACCAGAGGTTGCCAGATAGAATTTAAAATACCCGTTTTTACCTATGTTTTCAAGCTTTCTCTAGTAAATAAAATTACCAGATATTGCCAGATTATATTTCTTCTCGTAACTGATAATATAAATCATTTAACACTTCTTTATCTGTACCCCAAATAAATTCGTCTAAATGACCTTCTTCACCAGCACCCATTTCACAAACAAAAGGATTAACTAAAAAATAAACAGTTTCACCTTTAGAAATATGTTTATTTACAATTTTTAATTCTTCCTCAGTTAAAGAGTTAAACCCTTCTTTGTTCATAAGAGCTTCTAAACTCTTACCCCATTTTTTATCATTATAATATATCATAACTAATATTTTTAAATTAGATTACAAAGATAATCATTAATTTCAATTAAACAAAATTATTTTATTTTTCTTCCTTTTAACCAACCATCTAATTGATAGGTTTCAAGGTCTTCTTTTTTAATCTTTTTGTTAATACCTTCTTTGGTTATCCAACATGTACCGAATTGGCTATTTGTTTCCTCAGTTCCAGTACCTTTTCTTATTTCAGATAGTAATTGTTTTGTTTCTTCTGAATGAGTTTTACCTTTAAATGAAACATTTTTAAAGTTACCATTTTCTTTAGCTTTTTTAGTATTTTCCATTAATAAAGTTCTATTACGATTTGCAAATTCAACATCTGTTTTTAATTTTTTTAGTCTGTTAATTTTAGCAATAGCCATAAATTTTTGTTTATGTTCTTCACTTGAAAACCCACCATCACCACCTTCTTTAAGATTCATACATAAATCCTCAGATAACAATTCTTTATTTACTAATTCTTTTTCTCTTTCTTTTAATAATATTCTACTAGGTAGATATTCTAATATTTCTTTAGCATGGTTTTCTTTACCATGATAGTTTATTGAAAACCATAATCTTTTTCCACTACCAAAATAACCATCATTAAGGTTATCAGTGCTATGCATACCAATATAAAACCTATTTGTTATATTACACGTAATTTTATAAATGTAATGATATTTTCTTTTTTCTGCTCTTGCCATATATTCTTTTTAATATAAATATACGGCAAAATGCAAAAAAGTCAAGGTGGAGCCACGGAGACTCGAACTCCGTTCTGCTGGGTGCAAGCCAACTATTTTCGCCTGGTAAACTATGGCCCCAATTTTCTAATTCTACGCTTACAATATGTAGTTCTATGAATTAGTAACAGTCTCATCTGTGCGGACACGGCAGGATTCGAACCTACATCTTTTTCGTGAAAGGAAAATTAACATTTAATGCTGCAGATAACCTTATCAGGTTATGACTTGTTTTATAACATGCTACCATTACACCACGTGCCCAATATATTTGCGGTCCTAGAGGGAATCGAACCCTCCTCACCTCCGTGACAGGGAGGCATCCTAGCCGATGAACGATAGGACCAATTTGGCGGTCTGCACGGGATTCGAACCCGTGACCTTCGCAGTGACAGTGCGATATTGTAACCAACTCTACTAGCAGACCTTATATTTGTAGCCCCAGAGAGAATCGAACTCTCATTTACTGGCCGAAAACCAGTCGTCCTGACCGTTAGACGATAGGGCCAATTTTGTACTCCCAACGGGATTCGAACCCGTGTACTACCCGTGAAAGGGGCATATCCTGACCAACTAGATGATAGGAGCATGGCTTCTGTATACCCTTGCAAGGGTGATGGCAGTACAGACACTGTTGTTCCATTATTCTGTGGACCCACCCGAACTCGAATCGGGAACTCTGGCTCTTCAGGCCAGCGGATTGCCAGTTAATCCCACAGGTCCAATTATATTACGGATACAAAATCCATTGATAATCAATTGCAATTTCATTAGTCTTTTCCAAGTCTTCTTCAAAAGTGTTTATTACAACACCAGTTGAATCTAAACATTCTGCTTTAACCGTTATCTTATCATTAGATTCTTTAAGTATTTTAATTACTCTACCTCTTAATTTATTTGGGGTTTTAAAATTCAATTCCATAATTTTATCGCATAAAAAAAGTCTGACTTATTAGGTCAGACTTATCATTTTTATTATTAACTTAAACGTTAACTTATGACAGTGTTTGACCTTCCGAAAGAGTAATCCTCTTCGGCTGCGAAAAATGCAAAATCAAATATGTTAGTTAATGTTCTCATTGTGTTTTTTATTTTGTGGATTTTCATCCGTTGTTTATAAATATGCGACTTTTTTTAAAAAGTTATTTTTTATTTGTTTTTTAAATACAGTGCAAAGATACGAATACTTTTCACATTGTCAAGTTTTTTTACAACTTTTTTTCATTTATTTTTAAATTATTTTCTAAATACTTAATAACCAAACAGTTAAAAATATTAACATTTTTTTTATTATGATATAAATTAAATTTTAGTACTTTTGCCATGTTGATGACATAAGTCTTTATTAATCAACTTTTATCTTTATATTATAACTTAACATTAAATTTTAAAAATTATGAAAAAACTATTATTATTGTTATCACTACTATTTTCTGTAATGATAATTAGTCAAAACGTTACTTATGCTAGCACTAGTAACATCATCCCTAATCCAGAAAAAGGTTTTTATCGCTACACATCTACTGGTTCATCTGATAGGTATACCCTATTAAACCAATCTACTATATCTGGATATAGAACCAACGAAAACATAACTGTAATACAAAGACAGTTCTTTTTGAGACCTTTCATTACTGGTACCCCAATTACTTCTACATATCTATCCAACATGCAAACAGATTTCAACAGAATCAGAAATGCTGGTGCAAAGGTTATTGTTAGATTTACATATACGTCTAGTTCGGCTACAGTATATCAACCAACCAAAGCTCAAATTCTAGCACATATACAACAATTAGCACCAGTAATTAATCGTAATAGAGATGTTATTGTTAGCATACAAGCTGGGTTTATAGGTAGGTATGGTGAATGGTACTACACTGGTTCTTCAGAATTTGGTAATGGTGATTTTACTGTATTGACCACTACACAATGGAATAACAGAAAAGAAGTAATGGATAAAATGGTTAGTTCATTTGATTCTTCTATTCCGTTGCAAGTTAGATATGTTTTTGCTAAACAAAAAATGTATGGAAACACATTTATAGGTAGAATAGGATTTTATAACGATTCTTTTTTAGGAACATGGGGTGATAGCGGTACATTTATTGTTAATGGTTCACTAGGAACACCAAGTGCTGCGGATGTAACCTATTGGCAAAATAGTACACTAAACAATCCAGTAAGCGGTGAATCTAATATGATTAACTCTCCAAGAACAGATTGTACCAATGCTTTAATAGAACTAAATAGATATAATTGGAGTCTTATCAATAAAGATTATTTTCCTACGGTAATTACCAATTGGCAAACCAACGGTTGTTTTTCAACAATACAAAAAAGCATTGGATATGATTTTAGATTAAACACTTCAAACATCACCAACGGTGTTCTTACAATAAACATAGGTAATTATGGATACGCTAATTTGTTTAAAGATAGAAAAGCATATCTTGTTTGTAAAAATACAACTACTAACGTAAATTATTCTTTTTTAATTGATAATAACTTTAAAAATTGTGCTACCACAAGCTATAATATTACTACCAATTTAACAACGTTAGGATTACCATCTGGTAGTTATAAACTATATCTTAATTTGCCAGACCCATTAATCAATAATAAGTTATATTCTATTCAAACATCTAATTTAAATACGTGGACCAGTGAAGGTTTTAATGATTTACTACAAACATATAGCGTTCTAAGTTTAAGAATAGCCAACAATAGAATTGAAATGGATGATGAAATCATTCAAATTAAGATATATGATTTATATGGTAAATTTATTTCTAAAGATTTAGATTTGTCGATTTTAAAAGAAGGTATTTACATTGTCGTTGGAGAAACAACC